TGAAGGTACTAAATATGATAATATTGTAGGAAATGTTAAAAAAGCATATTCTGGTAAAAATACAATTAATGTTCAACCAATAGAATTTTTTGAAAAAGTTTATGGAAAAGAAAAAGCAAAAGAAAAACAAATGGAAACAATATTTCATGAAATGCTACATGGAATTGGAGAACATTATGAACATGGTAGAAATACTCTTAGTGAAGGATTTTTTTCAACTCTTTTTTCTCCACAAAGCACAGGAAGCTACAATAAACAAGCAAAAACTTTATTACAAAAATATTTAGAAGGTAATTAATGGCTAGAGGAAATAAAAAAATAGTAGAACAAGTACACGATTTATATAATAAAGCAAACGGCTCTAATCGTGCTAAGTGGGAATTTGTATCACAAAAATCTTATGAATTTTTCTTAGGAGAACAACTTACAGAAGACGAACAAGAAGCACTAAAAAGTGCTGGTATGCCAAACTTTACAGTTAATAGGATTACTCCTGTTATTGAAATGATGAAATTCTTTGCAACTGCAAATACTCCAAGATGGCAAGCAGTAGGAGCAGATGGTAGTGATGCAGATGTCGCTGCTGTACATTCTGATATTGCAGATTATTGTTGGTACAATTCTAACGGAGATAGTATTTATGCACAAGTAATTCAAGATTCTCTTGTAAAAGGTGTAGGGTATATGCAAGTAGATGTAGACCCTAATCAAGATAGAGGTTTAGGTGAAGTTATATTTAAAAGAGTAGAACCTTTTGATGTTTATCCAGACCCAACATCTAGAGACTTTTTATTTAGAGATGCAAGTTATGTTGTTATAAGAAAAGATTTACCTAGAGAACAAATAAAAGGTTTATTTCCAGATAAAATAAGACAAATTAATAATGCAAATAGTAACTCTGCTGGAGAAGATGATTATTCTGATAGAGATATTTTAGAAACAGATGTTATTTTTCCTGCAGATACTCATGGAGAATCTTATGATTCATCAGGAGAAGAAGATGATATTATAGATTATTACGAATGTTATAGTAAAGAACAAGTTGCTTTTGTTAATATATTTGTTAATATGCCTCCGGGCCCATTAGAAATGGCAGAAATAGAAAAGCAAGTTGAAGTAGATTTAAAAGATTTTGAAGCAGAAAAATTTGTTCAAGTAGAAGAAAAAGCATTACAAATTCAAAATGCAGTTCAACAAGGTGAAATGATTGAGCAAAGAGCTCAGTTAGAAATAGAAAGAACAAGAAGAGAAGCAGAAGAAGCTGTTCAACAACAAAAAATAATTTTAATAAATAAATTAAAAGAATCAGAATCTAGAATAGAAAATCGTGTTGTTACTCAAGCTGAGTATGATATAATGATTGAAGATGAAGGAGTAGCAAGTAATATTGTAGATGCAGTTGATTTTTATGAAAGTAGAATAAAATTAACAATTGTAGTTGGTGATAAGTTAATGTATGACCAAATATTACCAATTAAAGATTATCCAATAGTACCTTTTGTATATCAATACACAGGAACACCTTTTCCTCAAAGTGCAGTAACACCACTTGTAGGTAAACAACAAGAATTAAATAAAGCACATCAAATATTAATACATAATGCAAACTTAGCATCTAATCTCAGGTGGATGTATGAAGAAGGTTCAGTTCCTGAAGATGAATGGGAACAATACTCATCAGCGCCTGGAGCATTATTAAAATATAGAAGTGGGTTTGCACCACCAACGCCAGTGCAACCTATGCCGTTAAATAGTGCATTTTTTGGAATTACTCAAAATGCAAAAGCAGATATGGAATATATCGCAGGTGTGTATTCTTCTATGCAAGGAGATACTCGTTCTACTCCAGAAACGTATAGAGGTTTATTGCAAATGGATGAGTTTGGAACTAGAAGAATTAAATCATGGATGCAAAATGTTGTAGAACCTGCATTAGAACATCTTGGAGTTATATTTAAGGATTGGGCTCAAGATACTTATATAGCAAATAAAGTATTTAGAATTGTACAACCTAATAATATAGATGAGCAAAAAGCAGTAGAAATAAATATACCTATATTTGATGATTTAGGAAATGCAGTAAAGAAATGGAATGATTACTCTACTGCAAGATTTGATGTTAGAATTATAGGTGGTTCTACACTTCCATTAAATAGATGGGCATTATTAGAAGAATATTTTAAGTGGTATCAATCTGGATTAATAGATGATGTCGCTATGTTAGCAGAAACAGATGTAAGAAATAAAGAAGGAATACTTAAACGTAAATCTGTTTATATGCAATTAAGGAATCAAATAGAACAACTAGATGAAATAATTAAAGATAGAAATGGAACAATAGAAACATTAGAAAGACAATTAGTACAATCAGGTATTAAGCAAAAAGTCAATAATGCAGATATGTCTATGCAAAAAGATATGATGGAAACAGAAGCAGCTCAAGCAATCTATCGAGAAAAACTCAAAAACGAGACAAATTCAAAAATGAAAGAACTAGGTATAGCATTTGGTCAAAAACAAAAGGAAATATCCAATGCTAAACAATAGTTGTTTTTTTGAATCTTAATAACATAAATTAAGGAGAAATTATGGCTAATGAAAATACAGACAACCTATCTGAAAATGAGTTAAATGACTTTGACATAGATAGCCCTGATAACAATACGCCTGACACAGCTGACGATTTTTTTGAAGCTCTTGACCGCAAGGTAAATCAAGGTATACTGGAGCCGGAAGAAGAACCAGCATTGATGCAAAGTGAAACAGAACCTGAAACCTCAGAAATGAGCCCAGAGCCTGTTGAGCAAGAGCATAATTGGGAAAAGAGATATAGTGATTCAAGTGCAGAAGCAAAGCGACTTAACAATCGTTTATCTGAATTAGAACCTTATATACCTGTTCTCGATGCAATGAAAAAAGACCCTAATTTAGTCAATCATGTGAGAGGCTATTTTGAGGGTGGTGGTTCAACCCCTAAAAAAGTAACGGAGAAACTTGGTTTGGATGATGATTTTATTTTTGACGCTGATGAAGCAGTAAGCAATTCTGATTCAGATTCAGCAAAAGTTCTACAAGCTACAATAGACGGAGTTGTTAGTCAACGACTTGGTAATTATGCTAAAGAACAAGAAGTTCAAAGTAAAAGAGTAGGAGCAGAAAAAGAATTTAGAGCTAAGCATGAAATGACAGACGACCAATGGCAAAATTTTGTCAAGTTTGCTAATTCACGCTCCCTTTCTCTAGATGATATTTACTATCTTATGAATCGTGAAAGTAGAGATAAAAATGTCGCACAATCTACTCGTCAAGATATGGCGAAGCAGATGAAGCGAGTAAGGCAAAAACCTCAAAGCGCATCTTCAATAGGTGGTGCAGTAAGGAATGAGCAACCTTCTCAAGAAGACCAAGTGTTTAACGCTATTTTAGGGATTGATTCGGAACTAGAATCTGTATTCGGTAGATAACCGAGTATGTAACTTAAAATAAGGAGCTTAAAATGGCAGACATTTTTGGCATGTCCGATGTTACTGGTTTAACAGAAAACGCTGCTGGCCCTTCGGGGAGTAGTTTATCAACTGGTGACCTTAGACGGAAATATAACTTTGGCGATAGAGTTAGTGAATTAGCGATTGCACAAGACCCATTTTTTAGAATGGTTTCTAAAATTGCTAAAAAACCAACTGATGACCCTCAGTTTAAATATACAGAAAGACGACCTTCTATGCATAAACGATATGCATATGTCGTAGCTCATGGAGCGAGCATTGGAGCATTGGCATCAAGTGATGCTACTGTTGCAAAAGCATCTATCAACGCAGGAGACGTTTACTACTTTAGAATGATGAGTGATTACAAGAACGATGGTAACATCGGTCAAGTATATGGCTCAAACAATTCTATTAGAGTAGGTGACAATGGAACAAGACCTAACTTCTTTATTGAAGGTCAAATGGTTAAAATTCCTCTTCACGCAACAGCAGATGCAGCTACAGCTGCTAATGCATTTCAAACTACTGATTATGTAGTTGGAAGAGTATTGCAAGTAACTGCAAATGCAGAAGGTGCTGTTTCAGCATCAGCTAACTCAGTTGATTTGAAACTAGAAATTGTTAGGGAACAAGATGCTTCTGGCGATTTAGAACTCGCTGGTTGGGGTGCAGGTGGAACTGCTCAAAAAGACCTATCTGCAAATACTAATGACGTATCTGCTTCTGAGTTTGCTGATTTTAAAATCGCATCTCAACTTGAAAAAGCTAGAGCTCATGTAGTAGGTAATTCTTTTGGGCAAGGTTCTGGTTATCCTGAAACTTGGAAAGACCAACCTTACTCAACCGGTAGTGGTTTAACTCAAATTTGGAAAACAGCTTTAGCTATGGACAACACAACTCGTGCAACTGTTCTAAAGTATGAACCAAATGAGTTTGCTAGAATCTGGAGAGAAAAGTTGATTGAGCATAAGTGGGATATTGAAACATCATTACTATTTGGTAGTCAATACACAGATGGCAATGGAGTACAATATACTCAAGGAGCTATTGATTATGTATTAAGTTATGGTAATCAATTTGCTTTATCTCTTGCTACAAAAACTCAAGATGATTTTCTTGATGACTTGTCTCAGTTCTTAGACCCAAGATACAACAATAGTCCTGCTACTGTATTCTTCTGTTCTACAGAAGTGTATAATTGGTTGCATAAGTTAAGTGGATACTTTGCTAATAATGTTGGAGCAATTCAACCATTTAGTTCATCAGCTGGTCTTGATACTGCTGCTTCTGATTCTACAAAGAGTGTAGGTCGTGCAGGTGTTGATATGATTGGTAAAAAGAGAGCATTTGGAGTAGACATTACAGTTATTTCTACACCTTATGGTGATATGAATGTAGCTCGTAACGTACACTTAGATGGTTCTCCAGTTAAGATACTCGCATGTAATATGCGTCACTTAGCTTACAGACCATTAGTCGGTAACGGATTAAATCGTGATACAGCTATTTATGTTGGAGTTCAAACTCTAGAAAATAGTGGTATTGACCGTAGGGTAGATATAATCCAAACAGAAGCCGGTATGGAGTTTCAGATGCCTGAATCTCATGCCGTCTGGATATAAGGAGTTAAATTATGGCAAATCCTATGTACGGACAAAATAAGTTCGATGACTCTGCTGACAGAAGTCTTGGAGTAGTAGAACACCTTAAACCAGCATCTGATGGTAGCGTTGTATCACCGAGTAAAACATTAACTAATGCTGACGCAGGAAATGTTTACATTGTAGACATATCTGCTAATACAGCTGCTTTTGTTTTGCCATCTGCAAAGTTATCTAAAGGAGCAAAATTCACATTCATTTTAAGTATAGAAAGTAATGCTGAAGCTACTAAAGACTTAATAGTTGCAAGTGGTTCAGCTAGCGAATACTTAATGGGTGTAGGAATTGACGCTGGTGTTGTTCATGACCAACAGTCTGATGATGACCAAATTATGATTGATACTTCAGCTGGAGCAGCTGGAGCTGGTGACAGAATATCAGTAATATGTGATGGTAGTCATTGGTATGTTTTAGATGCATCAGCTTTATCATCTGGTGCTTTTGTGTCTGGAACTGCAACAAGGTCTTAATCACAGTTAAGTAACAAACAATGTATGGGGGCCTTCGGGCCTCCATATATAAAAGATTTAAAATATGGCAACATTTCAAGCACAAGTAGAAGGATTAACTGGATTATCAATTGGTACTTCTCCGACAACATCTGAGTTATCTCAATTTTTAAAAGATGGTGTTGTAGATGTTATAAATAGATGTATTGTAATTAATCCAAGAGAAAGAGAAAGTTTTTCTAGGGAAAGTGCAGAACAAACAAGTAATGGATTTAATCCAGGCTCTAATGAAATAATAGCAGTCCTTAGAGAAGATGGAACTAATAATCAATGGTATCCATGTAGAAAAGAAAATATTGGGTTACAATATAGAGTAACAGATACTACTAGTTTACACTATGCATCTAAGTATAGCCCAGTTTATATGATTAGTCAAAACAGAAATATTCATGTATATCCAGAGCCATCTGCTTCTGGAAATGACACATTTAAAGTTTTATATGTTAATTATGATGCAGAAGAAACAGACGGAACAGATTTACAACATGATAGTACTGGAATAAAATGGTTTCCAGATGATAAAGTATATTTAGTAATAATATATGCATCTATACAATCATTACAAAATGCTATGTCTTCTAAATTATTACCAGACGATATTAGTTTTCCATCTATTCCATCTTCACTTACATTATCAAATGCTCCTGTTATTCCTAGCATAAGTGATAATAGTATATCTTTTACATCTACAGCTCCAACATATTCCGGGCCTACAGTTGTCCCAAACTTTGGAGATGCAGAAAATTTAATTAGTGTAGAAGAAGATGCTGAAATGTTAGCAGGTAGAATACAAACAATTAATTCTCAAATAAGTGAGTTTCAAGCAAAAGTACAAGATGCAGTACAAAGTTTTAATAAAGAAAATGTAGTATATCAGGCTGAGTTACAAGTAGCAATACAAAATGCTCAACTATCTCAATCAGATGATGCACAAAAATTACAAAAATATTCAGCAGAAATATCATCTTATCAGAATGACAATCAAAGTAAAATTGCTAAATTCAATGCAGATTTACAATCGTATACTTCTGAAGTATCTAATAAATTGCAAGATTATACTGCAAAAATACAAAAAGCAGTTACGGATTATAATTGGATGGATGGTAGAGCAAAAACATTAATGGCAAAATATGAAGGAGCATTTGTTGCAATGCAAAAACAAGTAGCTCCTCAACAAGTTAGGAGTTAAAAATGGCAGACAAAGCATCATCTAGTTTATCAGCTTCGATATTGCTAGATGAAATAAAAGCAAGTATGAGCGGTAGTCAAATATATGAACCTGTTGATACTAATGATAAGTGGGTATTTGCAGAAGTACAAGTAACTACTAGTGCTTCTACAGATTTATTAGATACTAGTGATTCATATCTTGGTTCATCTAGTCAAGTAGCTACTGCAGATAAATTTAGATGGTTATGTATTAAAAATATAGCAACAGATGAAACATCAGGAATTGGATTTGTATTAGATGCTGGTAATGCAGTTTATAATGAACCAGATTTAATAGTTGTAGGGCCTGGAGAAATGGTAATAATAAAAGCACCTAATTGTACAGTTGCAGATTTACATGCTAGAACTTGTGTACTTGATGCAAATTTAATACCAACTTCACAAGGAACTTCTACTGGAAGAGCTCATATAGCAGCTATATTGGATGATGTAGCATAATGAAGGTTAAAGAAATAATGGAAAGAACTGGTATTAGTAGCACTGGTTTAGTTTTATCATACATTAAAGATGCAATGCATATAATAAAGTCTTCTCATGGAGAAGAAATAAAAGTAAATAAGCAGAATATTATTGATGGAGAAAGAGAATATATATTACCATTAGATATGGTATCATTAAAATCTATTTCTGTTAAAGATACTTCTGATGGTAAATATAAAAACATAAAACGATTGGCATTTGACCCAGTTGTTTCGGAGGATACAAGCCCAGAATAATGGATACTAAAAAAAGTAAATCAAAAGTTAAAGTAGATAAGTCTTATTCTGAATTATCTAATAAAGTATTATTACTTGAAGAACAATTATTTTCAATGAATAAAATTGTTGAAAAATTAAAAATTAGAGCAGGATTGTGAGTTATCAAACTTTTAAAAATTGGTATTATCAAATACAAGGTAGATATATACACTTATGGCAAATTGCTAATAGTGCTTTTATAGATACAATTGGTAGTTATAAAATAAGATTACCTGGCGAAAGGTCTTCTATACAATTAATATATCCTGATGAAGATATTACTGATGGATTACGAATTGAATATACATCATTTAATGAATCTGATTTATTTATATCTGAAGCATTAGAAACAACAACTGCTAAAATATCTGGAAGTAATATTTCTTTTAATAGTAGTCCATATATAAATAATAGTGATAATCCAAATTGGGCAACTAGCCCATTTGTAGTGGGAGATAAAATAAGAATAATAGGCTCTGCTAGTAATGATGGTGATTATACAATAGCAAGTTTTTCAGGCGCAGGTAATCCTAATTTAGTTACTAGTGAATCATTAACAACTGAATCAGCTGGTCAAAGAATTACAATTACACAAATACCAAAAGAAGTAACATCTCCTGATAGTACATCTAGTATTAATGTTAATAAAATGTTATGTCTAGCAGTAGTGGATTATGTAAAAGCAATGATTCACGAAGAAAGAGGAGAAATAGACAAAAAAGAATATTACATAAAAGAATTTTATAGTAAATTAGCAGATAATGAAAGCAATAAGAGGATAGTATCTTCTGCTTTCCCAATCTCTCCATTTGCGGTGAGATAAAAATTTAAGTGCCTAAATGGCGGTGGAGGTGGAAT